GAGGTTGTAGGTGAAGTCGATCAGCGCCGCGCGCTGCCAGTCGTTCAACGGAACGGTGATCAGTCGGCGCACCGCTCGATCAGCACTAGCGAGATCCGCATCGCGCCACGCATCGCACTCCGCGTCCGTGTAGATCCGCTTCGGATCGATGTCCGGGCCTGTGTGCCCGTCGCACACGGTCAGCACGCCCACCGGGTCGATGTACGGCTTGCCGCGCACCTTGCCCGGTTCGAAGTGCGTTACCAGCACGCCGGCAATGGCAATGGCACCAGCGCCCGAGGCCGCAAGGATCTTTCGTTTCAGAGCAGTCGGGATCATTTGATACCTCGCCATGCCGAATATGCGGTGATGATTGCCGTCCCCAAGCCTACGATGTACGCCAGAGGCTTAGCGATGCGCCCCAGCCCCTGGAGGACCTTGAAGCCCCCCGCCAAAGCCTGGAAGGTGTCCACAATGTCCTGCGTGTTCTGCCGAATCGTCTCGATTGATGACGTGTTCCTCGCAGTGGCTTCCGCGTTGTGGGCCATGTCTTGCTCCATTTGCACGACGCGCGCGTGCAGTGACTTGATGAACGCATCGGACAGATGTTCGTCAGCCATGGTCTTTCCTTTGAAGCGACAACATCGCGTCCCCTATAGACGTAAAAAAACCCGCCGTAGCGGGTGTAGAAAAAGCTGGAAGATGCACACAAACAGACGAGGTACTCAAAGTCTTTACGCGTATATGCCAAGACTCCGATCGGAGGCGTCGCTGGCATGACATTTCATTTCTGAATGCTGGCTGACAAAAATCTGACGTTTACCCTACAGTTGTCTAAAATTGGCTCCCCAAGAGAGTGCCAATTACAGAACAAATTGAGGCAATAATGAGGACCATCGCGACTAACTATGTTCGCTGGAACACTCCGCGCCATGTGGTTCAAGAAGGGGTACACCCCGAGGACTGCGATCTCACAGTCTCTGGTATTCACTCGTTTCCGGCAGGTATCCTCAACTTGGATCTATGGTCGAAGGGCTTCGAAGATCATGCGCCTTCCTCCAAAGCGTTTGTCGTCGTGCTCAGCGCGGCCTTGAGCCAACGGCGAAACCCCTTCCCGCCCTATTTCACCGGAACCACTTTGGCGCGCGATACGCCACTCCCTTTTGTTCTGGTAGCCGACCCGACAATTGGTCTATGCGACGATATTAAGCTCGCGTGGTACCTGGGCAATGAGTTCATTCCTGATCTCTATGACAGGCTCGCTCGCGCGATCGACTCTATCGCCCGTAAGACCAAACTTCGCGCTTTGATCGTCGGCGGTTCTGGCGGCGGGTTTGCAACAATCCAACTGCTGTCACGCCTGCAGGAACCAGCTACCGGTATGGTTTGGAACCCTCAGACTTCAATTGGCCAGTATTACCCTGATGTAGGTGCTAAGTACATTCAGACGGCGTACCCCAGCATTCTGGTCCCACCAGCTGCGGCCAGCGAAGCGCCAGTACTCCAAGCTCTTCTGCGGGATTCGCTTTCCCACGTGCCCCACACCCTGCCCGCGCCGTCTTCGTTGCGTCGTCACCAACTGCTTTACATGCAGAATGTCAACGACACAATGCACTTAAGACAGCATGCTGGTCCTTGGCTAAACCAAGCGAAATTCGCAGCGGTCAATGACCGTTCTTACATCAGCGAAGATGGCAGCATCCTTTTCTTCCCGGACACATGGGGAGAGGGACACGCGCCGCCAAGTGACGAGCTCATAAAGGATATGATCCGAAGGCTCGCAAACGGTGAATCGATTTCATATATAGCAGCAACCCACCGCCAGAATGGCCCGGTTCCAGGTCCCCTTGGATTTTCCTGGTTTCAGGCCCGCGATCTTACCGTCTCCGACGTTCATATCGACTGTAGGATGGAAGACGATCGAATCGACGTGAACGTCTATATCAAAGAGTCGCACGAGCCCAAGAACCGCTACCTGTTCGCCTTCTACCTATATCGTGGCAGCGTCAAATTGGATCACACGAAATATCGGCCATCACCCAACGCCTCCTTCCGGACCCCCTCGGAAAATGGCTTGAGCGTGGCAGTATTCATACGTGATCAATTTGGGGCGTCCAGGAGGTTCAGCGCCAAGGTGCAGCTTGGGCTTTGTCGGCCCATGGATTTACAACCCGTCGACGTAAATCTCATAGGCACTGATAAAGATGCTGTCAGCGACGTTTTCAACAAGAGCCTCGATGTTGAAGACAGTGTCAGCGGTCATCGCTTCTGAGGTGGTCCCTGAAGCTATGCGCATTGCTGCCCCAGAGCGAGTTGCTTCAAGAATTTGCAACTGGCTGCCTACCGGGTTGGTATTCAGCATCAGGCGTCCCTCCAGGACGAACAGACCAGTTTCGGAAGAGGTGAAAGTCACGCTCAATGGCGTCGAACCGAATCTTGACTGAATTCGCTTGTAACCCGTCGTTCCACCCAGCGTACCGTACAGGCGATAGCGAAGACTCTTCATGCCTGAATTGCTTGCAGCGCCATCTCGCCACAACTGCCCCCTCAGACTCAGTTGCCGAAGAATGGTCGGCGCAATGCTATTGATGGTCTGATTGGATATTACGCGGGCCACGCATCGCGCCGATGTCGCAGGCAGGATGCCGTTATTCAGCAACGAAGTCGGAGGCACATAGGAACTTCCGTTCGCTAGAAAATTGATGCGGTTAGCGTCAGCGCCTGTGCCGAAGACGGTGGCGTTGGATACGGAAACCATAGATCCCGCTTCGGCCCACACGGCAACCGCCTCTGCTCGCTTTAGCGAACTGCCGTCCATGTTTAACCGGGACAAGATGTTCAGGCGAACGTGTGTACCGTTATCCTCAAAGGTTACCCAGTCCAAATGCCCGTTGTTATGCTCCTGTGCCCACACCCCGTAGGCGTTGTTTCGGAAAATTGGGCCACCGGAAAGAGTTCCGGCATTCTGTAGTCCAATAGCGAATTTCGCATGGAACAGTCCGCGGACGCCTCCGCCTGCGGTGTATGCGACTCCGTTTGGCTGATATCCATTTCCTTCGAAAATTCCGCCCTTGACGTCCACTAACGAGTGGTCGCCACCGCTGACCCCCCATGTGCAGTTGCTCGCGTGAACATTGTCCGTGTAGATCTCTGAGTAGTTCCCCGCAGTAATCCCCTGCGCCGAAGAGCTACCATTCCAGCCAACCACTTTTATATCCTTTACCTTGACTCGCGTGTACTGACGAAACACGAGACCAGAGGCAACTACTCCATTGGCACCCTCGCTTAGTACTGCTGTTGGGACATTGGGATGCCCCCCTACGTCAGGCCCGCGTATCTCAATCGGTCTGGCTGACAACAACCCTTCATCGGAGAACCTTCCACGCGCGTAAGTTCCTGCCGCCAATTGAATGCGCCAATATCCCTGCAACACTGGCCCATAATTGGGAAGGATGTCGATTGCCTCTTGGAGCGTCAGAACAGGTTTGTCAGCACTTAACCCGTCATTGCCCGCTTGACCGGCGTTGGACACATAAATCGTATTTAGGCTGTCAAAAAGTGGTGTAGGGCGGAAGACGTCGCCCCCTCTCTTGATAACGCCGGGACCGGAATGCCTCACAAGATGGAAATGAGGGATAGAGTCAGTGGAAATGTATATACCGACCGGCCAATTAAGGATTGCCCCTTGCGCCAGTGCAGCATTCACCGCCATCTCGATTCCCAACTGATTACTCGTAACACCGTCCACTGACCCGAGGGGGTAGTTCCTGACGCTCACAACGTCGTCAAACCGTTCTGAAGCAGGCCGAACGTGCGTGCCGAGCCCTGCCGCTTTGTATCCCACCATGGCTGCGCCACCGAGCGCGCCAGACACGTTAGCTAGCTCTTGACGCAATGACGCATCACCCACCGATACAAATGAGCCCCCTTCGGACAGCCAATCACCCGTCGTGGTATAGGGTAGAGGGGTATCGGCAGCGACTCGATAGAGTTCACCATCCCTCCAAAACACTTGGTTGCGCGCAGTGATGACTATGCCCGGACCATAGTCACCGATATCCTGGTAGCCGGACGACACAAGAAATTCTGCGAACGCCTCCTGAGACCCCTGCATGAAGCTAGAGAAGGTCTGGTTCGATTCATCCATAAAGCCGGTGAATTGCCGCTCCATCCCGCTCCATGTCTTTCGAACTCTGCCAAGCCTGTCTGTCCAGCTATCTGCCGCAGGGTCATTAAGGGCGGAGTCGAAGTTTTCCGCGTTGTCGTAGAGGTCCTTGACCGCAGCGCTACCAAGCGGATTTCCAGTGTTGTAGGTCGTCATTCTTTGGCCCAATAAAAAAGACCCCTCGAAAGGGGCCTTGGTTGATGCTGGAAGATCGTTAAGTCGGAGGGAAATCGTTGTCGAATGCGTAGACCCGAGAGTCGTAGTTCACCGCCGTCACTGCTACCTCAAAATCTCCCCTTGGCGATACACCAGAAATGAGCGCGGGAAAGCAGAACGACGAGAGCGGACCAAAGTACAGGTGCGGCGGCTCATGGCTGAGCGAGATGGACGGCCATGGTTGGGGAACCATGGCTCGTATGTGGTATTTGTCGTCTCCTTCTGCTGCGGCGAACGGCCCTGCGAATGACCCATCTAGACGGCGATAGGCGACCACATGCAGGCCCTCCGAAGCATTCCAGGTGACGGGCTCACTGCTTTCCAGGATCGCACCGCCCGCACCATCAGACGCAATGCCAACGAGCAGCCCAGTGCGTCCATATCCGAACAGACCCACATAGCCCATGTATTCGCTGTTGAGGGCGTCCAGCTCCGTCGTAAAGCTGTAGTCACTTTTTCGGTAGTACATGGCCGCCCGACGACGCATCCCAATGCGCCATGCGCGAGTTCGATCCGTTACGCCGTCCAGAGTCATCTTTTGAACTTTGGCCCCCAAATCGCCTGGCAGGCGGCACTGCACGGTCTCCCGTACCCACGTTTCGGCATTCACGTATTCAACATCGACTCCGTCGTAATCCGTGATTTCGGAATGCGTGGAGCGATTGCGACGCAGCGGCGCCTTCATATTGAAGGGGCCATACGATTGCTCGAACTGATTAAC